TTCTCTAAGAAGTTCTCGTATCTCTCGCTTTATTGATGGTTTCTCTGGTTCTTTTGTTGTAAAAAATGCTTTAATCTTTTTGAACATATTTATCTAGGTATTGAATTTGATAATTGCTTTGCGCCACCTCCTGGATTCATATTCTGAGGGATAGTTCCAGTTGGTTGCATTTCTGTTTGCTGTTGGAGTTGTTGCATTTCTGGACTTTCCTCTATGAATATCTTGTTTGAATCGAATCCTGAGTTTTCAGCAATGATAGTTTCAAGGTAATCGAAGTTAATCTTTGATGGATCACCACCTTTTAGGTTTACATATTGCGTGAGCAGGTTGAAAAGAAGACCCAAAAGCATACTTTGCTCTCCTTCTGGTTCTGAAATTACCTGTACATGGAACTTATCTCTCATTCTCTTGTAGATATCCTTGATGTATTTAGGTTTTGCGTAGTATGTACGGTTTAATCCATCCATTTTTGCTTCGTCTTGTGCTTGCTCATAGAGATCAACACCAGATGTATCATCCATAAACTTCACGCTTATGTTGCCTTTCTTGCCATCAATTGAATCTTCAATAGAGAAATCTTGGTATGCTTCTTCGAATGTTCCATCTTCTTTGTATGTTTTTCTCTTTTGATCAATATATGAAATCTCGTTATCGAGGACTTTCCAGTATACTTGGCACAAGAAATCCATCACACGATCAAGTGAAAGACCGAGTTTTTTAAGACTCTCTTTCTTTTGATCAGTGTATTGACCAAGTGTCATGTCTTTAGTTTGTTGTCCTTCAAGTGTTTTAGATACTGATGAATCATCAATACTTGTCTGGAGGAGATTAAAGAATGAGAATTCAGCATTACTAATACCATCATTTGGCTTGAGAACATGGAGATCATCCTTTTTGATATCAGAAATAACCATATTTGGATTCCATATGTTTGGTTGAATGACTCTATTTGTGTTGTTTCCAATACTAGGTTGTGTCTTCTGTCGGAGCATAAGGACCATAAGACGACCTATTTCATTGAGTTGCTCCTCCTTTACAAAGTTCTTATCTGGATTAGACTTTGAGAAAAAGAAGAATGGGATGCGTTCGTAGTCACCTTTACAGGTAATGAATTCACCAGTTGGAGACTTTTTTGTGAGTGGATATCCAGTTATCATTCCATTTTCTTCTTGGACTGGGTACATTTGCACGCCATTTACCCATTCTTGGAATTCATTGTATACCTCAGATTGCATGGTAATAAGTTCACCATAGTCAGTAATAGGTTGTTTGAGGTAGTAATCTCCCCAGATTCCATTGACCATATCAGGTACGGTTGTTGTTGGAGTTGATGGTACAGATGCCCATCGAGGATTGTCTTTAAATCGTTGTGCGAGTTGTGCGATTGGATAGTGACGTACAGTATAAAAGCGTGATTGGCCTTTCATGCCTACTTCACGGATGTTTATTGGGAATATTGATGTATTTGGAAGTGTTGTGATAGTACAGTAATCACATTCTTTTTCATAGATAGTTTTCCAAGATACCTTTTCACCCATGTTTGGATCTGCATTTGCATTACCTAGTGGAACTTTCTTTACGTGCCATTTTTCTTCTTTCTGAATATCTACGAATATATTTCCACGAGCAACAAGGAGATTCACCATGTTCTCCATTTCATCTCTAAAATTAGATTGTATGAGTACTTTCTTTACCTTGGCTGTAATGATTTGGCAAAAGTCTACAAGTTCTTGATCATTTTTATCAAAAGGAGTGAACTGTGGCTGGAAGTTCATGTTCATGATCACGGATGTAATCGTTCGATCCTTTTCACGTACATATCCTGTAACTAGGCGTGAATCTCCTGGATTTTGCTTTGGTGGATTGTATGCGAGATCAGATTGGAAGTTGATGAGATCATATCGAGAATACGGAACGCCATTGAGTTCCATATGCGCTTGCTCACGAATAACAAAAGCATTGTTTAATTCCATGAGTCGTTCACTACGATAGCGAGCTTCTGCTGGAGTATAATCAGGAGCTTGAGTACCTCTAGACTGAATGTTGTAATATCCTTTGATTTGATCTGGTGTCCTTGACTTTATTATGAACTATTATGTCTTTAATTCAAAAAGTGGATAACTAATAAAAGTCTTGTAACGTATCTGGAAGTTTTATTGCTTTATCTGTCACTGTCATTTGTATGAAATTTCCTTGTGTATCACCTCCAAGTGAAAAGTATATGCTATCTGATATCTTTTTAAATTGATCTTGAGTGAGTTGTATCTGTCTGAATAGGCCAGATTGTGGGGAAGTTTCAAGCATAAGTACCATACGTGTTGTGTACAGTTGTCTGAAATCAAACGGTATACCTTTGTCTTCTTCAATTTTCATGTTGCAGGCCACAGAATCGAACTGTGCCTATACAAGATAAGGAGTCTTGTTTGCGCCCATGCGCCACCTGCGATAATTATATCCCCATGGGATCGAAAGGGATATCTTTGTTTGCTTGTTCTTGCTTCTTAATCGTTTCTGCTGTTGCTGAATTCTTACTATCTTCATCAAGTTCAAAGAATTCTCGCATGTATAGAGCATCTGAATAGTCTGTTGATCTACCACCAAGAGCTTCTTTCATGTCTTCCTTTGAAATGATTGCTACTTTTTTATCATTATCAGGACTTATTGTTTTCCATTGTTCGAGTTCTTCAATAAGTTTCTTGCGCATGTCTTCATTGTTTATCTTAAACGCTACCTTTCCTTCCTTGATTCTTTGAGCAAATTCCCATATACATTGTGATCTCAGGTTTACAAAGAAAGGTTTTATCATCTCTTGTACCTTTGCTCTTTTGTCTTGTAGTGGACTTGATGCTCCAATAAATCCACGCATACCAGGAATGAATGATGGAAGATATGCACCATTTCCTGTTGCATCTGATATGCTTCTCTTTATTTCAAGAGAGTGGACTTGCATGTACCAATCCACTGTTGATTTGAACGTCTTTGGATCTGTTTTTGGTATTGAGTAGGCGTATTCAACAATGTACCCATTCCAAATATAGATAACTGCTTCATCTTTACCTCCAAACGCTGGGTCTACAGTCATGTATCTTAATCCAGGGTTTCCTTCATTGGTGAATATTCTTGAAATATCTGTATCTGTTAAGAGTGCGGTTGCATCATCATCATAATCCCAATCACCTTCGAACAGACGAGCGCGCCGAACAGGATCCTTTTCACTTGCCAGTGTTTGAACATAATCTGGTGGTAAATGTCTATTATCTGTAGCAAACGCTTGGATATATCGCTTATCAGGTTCAAGCACTCCATCACGAAATGGATCAATATAGTTACGCTTGAGCCATCCTTTCTTTGGGTTACAAGTAATCAGAAGTTTCTTTTTTAGGCCATACTCCATGTTTTTCCATCGTCCTATTGAAAGATATAGGTTTGCTTTTGCTGATTCTGCTACCTCACCTGCTTCTTCAATCCATCCACGAGTCATCTGCATTGATCCAAATCGTTCGAATAGTGGATCTCCTGGTACATCTGCACATGAAATAAGAAATACCTTTGAGCCATTTTTTAATCTAAAGAAGTTATCTTGACCATTGAATGTTGCATAATCTTTAATATCTAATCCCCAATTTTTAAACACTTCATAAATAGTTGGGATGGTAAACTTACGAAGATCATTCAATTCCTTACGTGCAATGAAGTATTGAGTTTCTGGATAGAGCATTGCATCACCAAAAATAAGGCTTGCACCAAGGTAGCTTTTTCCTCCCCCCTTTGAACCACCGTATACAATTTCTGCAACTGAATCATCAAGCCATGCTTGTGCTGCAAGGATTTGTTTTGGATTCTTAGTCCTAAATTGTATCTTAATTGTTTCCATCTTCTTTTTCTTGTTCCAAGATTATTTCCATTCCACCAATAACTGATACCTTTTCTCCTTGGGTAGTTATATCTGTTTTTTGAGTAATACGTTGTTTTATCTTGTTATATTCAGTAATAGCACGCATTTTTGCTGAATAGTCTTCACGTTGTTTGATTGTATGTATTAATTCACTGTCTACTTCTGAGTCAGTCATGCTATTGACTAAAAGTTCTTTTATTTTATCGTTTACCTTGGCATTTCTTAACAGACGAGAAGCTGCTGCTGAACAATTATCATAAGCTGTTTGATATGATGAATCTTTTATCTTTTCTCTTAGTCCAGTTTCAGTGTCAGGATCAGAATATATCGCATCATCTGTAGGTAGAGATTCTAATGGGATTTTATATGCCTGTGCATAGCAAAGAGTTCCATTTCCATAAAGATATGTATTTTGTGTGTAGATATGACAAAAAAGTTCTTGATTTGCATTAAGTTTTTGTAGTATCTTTTCTTTGTTTATTTTATTCTTTGTTTTTAATCTTTTTTTAGTAACTGCCATACTTATATATTACTATAAATAATACAATACAAATATAACTTGTATACTGTGGGTAATTATTTATCCACATTCATGGACCTACTCTAGTATTAATAGTTTTTTATATAAAAAAGGTTAAATACTCTTATTAGTCCTGTGGATTCTCAAAATGGGTGTGCATAAGTTCCAAAGTTCCTTTAATATTGATCATTCCTCTATCTGCTAAAGCGTGATGATTTGGGCAAAGTAATATTAGGTTATCAATATTATCTGAACCATTCAGGTATCTAGGTATTATATGGTGTACCTCTACCACCTCATCAAAACCACAGACAGCGCATTTTCCACCATATTTTATATATAATTCTTTATAAGCAAGCTTTCTGCCTGTCATATTCAAAAATCTTAGTTTCTTTTTTTTATATAATTCTTTTGTTTCAACTAAAAAACTTTCAATATCTTCTTTATATTTTTCAAGAATCTTAATTACAAACTCATGTTTAATTCTTGTATCATACAGATACATTGCTGTGGTATGGTCTTTATTAACTTCTTTTCCAATCTTATTCCAGGAATATCCTATTTTTCTAAGAATTATAACGACTATCGCACGGGCAAGTACCACATCTCTTTTTCTTGTTTTGTCTAATATTTCCTCTTTTGTTACATGTAATTCATTTAAAACTAATTTATATAATTGATCCATATGTATATTATAAGTTATGCACACAAGTTATACAAGTGTATAAAAGTTATAAAATTATAACTGTTATTAAAATGTGGATGACTGTGGATAAGTAGTAAAAATATCAAATCAATTCATTTTTCATACACACAAATAGAACACAATAAGAACAGGTTATACACAGGTTATCCACAGGTTTAAAAATAATCAAAATCACCTATTTGGAAATTACAAATAGGTGATTTAATGTTTAATCTTGAATTTTGCGTTACCTATCACTGATCTTAATTTACTATGACGTATACAGAAATGACACGCTGTACAGATGTGTATCGTTTCATACTTATAACAGATATCCGTGTTTGTCTTTAAAATAGCTCCACAGAGTGGTACAGGACATCTAAAGGACCGTAGTCTTTTCCATTTCATTTACCTCATTATAATACAAGAAAAGATTAGCTAAGGCAAGAGGTGCGCTTGTTCCTGAGCTTAATTCAAAGGATGTTTCGTTATCATTGAACTGATTTGGTTTGAGACAATAGAACATATCTCCTCGCTTTTCTAGTATGTAAAAGGTATCTGCGAGTTGTTCTATGAGTTCATCTGTCGTTGGAAAGTAAAGATTTTCTTGTTCCTTATATACATTAACCATACATTCTCCTTTGTCATATTTATTTTGAGGGAATCCTGAATCCCTTAGACGTAGCGCTGTTATAAGATCAATCATAGTATTCCTACGCTTACACACTTATTTTTTAATGTTTTCATCTCTTTTTCTATCATTTTTATACTAGAGTTGAGTTTCTTTATGTATTCCTTGTGTGACTGTATTATCTTTTCCTTTTCCTTACTTAGTCTCGTATATTTGCTTTTAGCTAGGTTATATTCCTCTAGGAGCTGTGTTGGTGTTCTCATGGTAACAATTGCTTAATTGTTGATAAAAGTTCCTTAGCGAGCCTATAGCGAGTTCTAGGGACCGGATATAAGCATGGTTGTAATGGGAGTTCTATATCATCCTTATAGAACTTCTGTGTACGTGATTCCTTGTTTGCCCATAGTTTGAGTATGGACCGTGCGTATCGGTATCTTTTTGTTCTTCGTGGCTCACTGTTGAGTATTGCTATGATCTTGGACCTTGTTTCATTGGATCCATATGTATCTGTGAAGTTACAGGATTTTGTTGCCATGGTTATTTTTTTATTTAATAAAACTTAATATATGGGCTATTACGTCTACGTTGAATGCGTTTCCTGTACATTTGTATGCTTGTGAATCACTGATGCCTTCGGTATGTTTGTCTGGGAGTCCCTGGAGTCGGCAACATTCAATCGGAGTAAGTTTTCTTACATATCCATCACCTACTACTCCGATATTACTTGCTGTCATCAGATTCTTTGCTTTTTTACCAACTCTACCACGTCTTGCTTTAGAATTTGGAAATGATAGATCTACACTATCTCCGACTTCTGCAATGGCATATCCTTGTTTTGTTGCTTCTGGTACGACTAGGTACAATCCAGTTTTTGCACCACGACCACCACCAAGGGCACTAAGGGCAACAGATTTTCCATCGGTTGAGTATATTCTGTCACCTTGTCCGCCTTTGTTGAATTTACCAAGGCGAACGGACAGGTACTGTCCGTTCCAGCTTGCGTACTGGCGTGCCATCATAGTGATAGACTTGTCTCCATTGAGATTTGTTCGTTTCTTTTTCAAGCGTTCTTCATCTGTCACCCATGTGAGATGATTTCCTTTGACAATGTATTTTTCAAGATCGAATTCTTCTCCTCGTGTTTCATGAATGATATCTTTGAGGAATATGTTTCTATCTTCTGGTTGAGGTATTTCTACTTGTTTATAAGTTCCGAACTCGTCCAGTTTACCTACCCAGAATAGACGTTTACGGTTTTGAGCAGATACCAAAGAAGCATTTATCATGACTGGCTCTATTCCAAACAGTTCTTTGGTAATAGTCTCTTTTGCTTCCTTTGGCATTGAGTTTACATTTTCAAGGATGAAGTATTTTGGCTTTACTTCGTTGAGGATTCTTACATACTCATAGAATAAACCTGATTTCTTACCTGCGAGTCCTTCTCGTTTTCCTGCGATTGAGAGATCCTGACAAGGGGACCCACCGATGAGTAGATCAAATGGTAGGTTTCTTTCTAGGTGTTCTTCTTGGTTCCAACAAAAGCAAGTTTCCCAACCACAACTATCGAAATCAGAAACATCTATATCAGTAACATTTCCTATTTGTGTAATATCTGGATAATTCTTTTGGCTTATTTGTATTGCGTACTTGTCTATCTCGCTCGCGTAATACGCCTCTACGGGTATATTTGCTCGATCTAGTGCTACTCTGGCACAACTTATACCGTCAAATAGTGATAGGATTTTCATAATTATAATTCTTCATATTCTTCTAATGTTAACATGTGGATATCCTCCCCGCGTTTGATAATGTTATATGCTTCCTCATCTACCGTTCCGGGGATGATGAGATCATACGTGTAATTTTGCTTTTTATTTGTCATACGGTCAATGCGTCCTTGTTGTTGTATGGCATGATCGGCACGTGTTGGTTGACTGGCACGAATGATGGTATCGCACTCCGGTGCCTCCCATCCACTACAGATACTTGATTGCACGATGATGGCGTCGAGTAATCGTTGCCTAAAGGCTTCTGTGACGACACCTTTATTCTTTGTATCGCCATTGATTACTTCACATCTGACCTTATACATATTCAACACCTCATTGATTCGTTGTATTTGAGATTTGAACGTCGCGAATATAACAACCTGTTTCTTTTCTTTTTTAATGAATTCCAGTATCCATCGTTCCTTGTTGGTTGGGATGATAACTTTTTTTAGTGCCATCTTATGGGTGGCATCGTCAAATTCCTTTCTGGAATACGCCCCGTTTAGTGCCATGAAGTTTCGGCATCGCAACACTAACGGATCGGAATACAGTTGCCCTATCTCGAGTAAGACATTTTCTTGTTCTGGTGTCTTTTCGATACGTACCTTTTCTTCTATTGGTGGTATCGAGTCGCTATCCTCAAAAAATACCCCCATCGTTTTCCACAGTGTGGATAAGTCGGTTACTGCTTTTTTTGTTTTCTTTTGCAACCATAACATTGAGTATCCTTTTTTCCGCCCGATATAAAACCTGTCACGAAAGATTTCGAACGATGATTTTTCTGATAGTGATGGATTCAATTGCCCGAGTATTCTCCTCGTTGCCCATAGTGTCATTGGTTTCCCCGCGCTACAAGTTGCGTCGAGGAGGTACAGGTACTGGGGATTATATTCCTTGATATACCACATAATGGCGGTATGTATCTGACTTTCGACGATGTATTCCACTCCTTTACTTGATTTCGTTACTGGTGAAACCCCCACCGCCCAACTCCCGAACTCGTCGAGGATCAGACAATCAGCCGGGGGTAATTCCTTATGATACTTTCGGAACTGTTCCTTTGATATCGTAATAATTTCCGTCGTCGCCCCTATCTTTTCCTTGTTCTTTTCCCATGTCTTATCTTCAATCAGTATTTTCGGCATTACGACGATAATCCTCTTGGCATGTTTCGTGGCAACCAGTGTCGCAATCGTCTTACCTTTTCCACACGGTAATCCCACCACCATTTTTGTTGACGGATAGTCGAGTACTGTTTTTTGTAGGTTTGAGAGTTCGATCATACTTAAAAATCTTGTTCTACTTCTTTCTCACTAATCTCAAATGGTGATTCAATCAGTTCTTGTACATGCCCCTCCGGATACCATCGGTACATTCGTATACCATCTCTCATGTTTCTTTGTTTTACCAGTCGTAACGTATCCTTAAACACATTGGCGATACTCATTTCATCACTTCGATTCATTTTCTTACTCCCCATGTTATTATTAAACCCTTCAACAAACGCATTTAGTGTTGTCACACCTTCTTGTTTTTTGTATTGAGGTAGAGATAAATACCAATCAACCACCACTTGTTCGTTGGGATCAGAAATTCGTCGAGTGTTTTGCTGTTCCCTTGTTTCTTCTTCTGGAAATTCCCATACAGTTTCTTTTAATGTAATGGCACGATGGTATGCTTCGGCAAATAGTTGCTCCCGGTTTTTTTCGATCCATTCGATATCAGATTCTCTTTTAGTTTCAACTGGCAACCATCGGCGATTCCCCGTTTCGTCCTTGAGGTATTCCGACGTGTTTGTTGTCATTGCAAATACACATCGTCTTGGGTGATCTTGCATCGCTCTCTCGTACGGCGCACGAAACGTATCAACTTGGGTTGTAATGATTGCCTTCATGCGTTTTACTTCTGTTCGTGATAGTGTCTCTCCTTCTGAAAATTCAACAATAGCCTTGCCGTAAAATTGCATAAAGAAGTCCTTAGTGTTGGTATCCATTACCGTTTCCAAATACCATTGTCCCCCTAATACGTTTAATGAGGTACTCTTTTTCCTTCCCTGCTCCCCCTCAAGCACTAACACATAGTCAAATTTACATCCAGGATACATCATTCTTTTTACCATTCCTTTCATCCAGTTTGACGCCACGGCGCGATGATAGATATTATCTTCAACGCCATATGCGTCGCATAACCATGTATCAAGTCGTGGTGCCCCGTCCCATGTAAGTGCAGTTAAAAAATCTTTCACGCTATCGTATCTGTTTTCTAAAAACATGAAATCGATGGCATCGAATACCATTCCCTTACTCACCAATTGGAAATCGTCGAATAGTCGTGATATTTTTGTTTGTATCACAATAGCATCGACATCAACGAATTGTCGCCATTTGCCCTTTTCTTTAATTTCCCCCTTTCCAGTAAACTCATCTTTCCGTAGTGTTCCTTTGAATTGCGGGTGTTTTCGTAATACTTCCACGATGTTTTCAACACAAAGACTTGGGACAAACTTTTTCCCTTTTAGTGATTGTAAAAAATCAAATTCTATTTCTTC